AGAGTCGCGAATTTGCATCTTCCAGTTTTCTTGTGGGTGCTCGTCTAAAGAAGTTCCGAAGTCTATCGTAAGAAGAAATTTATCTCCCTTACGACAGATAATGTCGAGCCTTGCTGCTGTATCTAGATTGACTACTGCCATGATTGCTTATCCTAATATGTTAGAAATTGATTGTTCTACGTTAGCTGACTCTTCCGCGCTAAGCTCACCTCTCTGGCCTTTGCGCTGAGAGATAAGCTTGCTCTGCTCTGCAGCTTGCTTCTTGACTCTCGTATCCTTACGATCCTCCTTAAGAACTTCGAGCTTCTCTTTAAACTCTTGATCTTCAGTGCGGAAGCCGAGAGTGGCTTGAGCTCTGATAAGCTCAACCTCCTTGCGCATCTCGTGCTCCATCTGCATTCTTTGAGCTTCAAACTGAGCCTTCATCTCCACCATCCTCATGTCGAGCTGTGCCTTAAGTTGAATCTCCTGAGCCTTCATCTGTGCCGTAGCCTGAGCCGTCTGTATGTTAGCTTGAGCTTGAGCTTGGCTGTTGGCCTGAGCCTGATCCATCTGCTGCTTGATACGCTTCTTTCTTCTGACGATAAGCAAGCGCTCGGCTTGGTCTACATCACGAAGCTGTCGAATAGCAACCGCATCTTCAATGTCGATCTCTCTCTGAGCCAGTGCAACCTGGATGTTTTGTTCCAGGTATGCCCTGTCTTTTTCATCCATCTGCTTTCTCACCACGACACCGAAGTTATACATAGGAATCTCAGCGAAAGAGCTAAGCACACCCATGTTCGTAGCTCCGACAGCGTTCTCGTACGCCTTATATATAACAGAGTCTGGTGGCAAGATCTGCAAGCATCTGACAATATCTTCTACCACTCTCTTAAAGAGCATCATAGAAGCGTGAGTAACGTCATAGATGGCGTTGTTACCCCCAGCGATAGCCTGCTCTCTCACACCCACCAAGTCCTCACTCTTAGGCGTCGTGCCATCCATAGCTTCGTTGATGCCTGTAGCATCACGAATCATACGCAAGTAGTGGTTGTATAGAGCGATAAGCTCGTTGATGTTTCGGATGGTGTTATCCAAAGGACGAACGGGTGGGTTTTGGAAACCACCCTCTGGGTTCTTACTTCTGTAGTAGAAGACACCCGTCTGTTCGTAGATGTCCTGAATCTCCAACGGCTGAAGCTCACCGCCTCTTCCAAGCTGGACGTTATCCAAACCTTCGATGTCTACGATCAATCCATCAGGCTTGGCCTTGGCGACCGCCTGCTGGATTTTCAAGTGGGTGAGCTGAAGCTGGTCTGCAAAACCAGTGATGCTCCCCACGATAGACTTAGGCATCATACGACGCATGTTCGTAGCCGTCACAGAGTAAGACAAGCGAGCCTTCGTAAGATCGTGGATGTTCTTAGGCACATTGGTCTTCATGCCGTACCCGTAAACGTAATCGGTCCCCACGATGTACTTCCCTCCGTAAACCGTAGCGTTCTCCATCTTATGAGCCTTGCGCTCGTAGACAGAGCTCTTAGGCTCACTGTACTCACCACCCTTAAAGAAGAAGTTCTTATTTCCGAATCGGTTCTCTTTGTCCTCGAAGTACATGCAATCGACAGACAAAAACTCAAAGTCCAAAACCTGTACGCGATACTCGTCGTACCCGTACTTCATTCTGTCTCTCTTGTCGTCGTGGTACTTGCGACCGAAAACAGAAGAGTCGTTGTTAAACTTCCCAGCTACGCTCTTTGCAATCTTTTCAAACTCTTCCTCCGTGAAGTCGTTGCCAGCCGTTCTCTTCAACTCTTCGATGGTCATCGTCTTTACGTGACCAGCGTACACTAGATCCTTGAAGTTTGGATCTTCCGTATAGCTGTGAACGAAATCGCAAGGGTCTACATAGTTAGTAGTGATCCCGTAGTTAGGATCGTTCTCTCTCTTGACGACAGACATACCGAGAGTTACGAGGTCGTTGACGCAACGTCTAAACGTAGAGTCGTTGAAGTCGTTCCATGACAGCGTCATGTTTGTCGCCACCTGTGCAGCAACCTCAGCATCGGTCTTGATGTTCGTATCCAAGAAGATTTCAGCTTCTTCCAGTGTGTCTGGAATCTCGCTAGCGTCAGTAGACATCTGAATGCCAGACTGCTTCATCTGAGCATACAGGTCTTTGTTTCTGACTTGCATCTGAAGCTTGCGCTTCTTAGCATCCTTCTCGCTACTAGAGACAGGATCCATAGCCTGAAGATTCGGGTATGGATCGGAAGACAAGATCTTGTTTACTACGATCTTGACAAACTTAGGAATGATAGGGACTGGAGCCCAATCAAGGTTCAACAGTGTACCGTCTCCGTTGTTTGGATCGAGACTGTTGAGTATCTGCTTATATATAGTTGTATCCTGCGTCCCATTCGCGTAGTCGCGATTTCTTTCAAACTCGCGGCGACGCTTTTGGTACGTGCCAGATTCATCATCAATTCTACCCCAGTTAGCCTCAATAGCCTTAGCGTACTTCAGCCCGTAAGACTTATCAAGCTTCTCCGATGAAGAAGCTAGTGGATCTGGGAAAGTACTGGATTTCTTATTCGTGCTAGAGTAGGACATTTACAGTATTCCTTTATAGCACAAATATAGTGTAAATAAAGTAACCCCTTATGCATTAGGCTTATACCGCCTAAAGAACTTCTTATCGTCGAAGCTACTTACCCTCTTTTCTACCTTGACTTTCTGCGCTGCCAACAGTGCCAACCCAGAACTAATGGTCAAGTCAAACTTGGTTCTTTTGTCTATGCGATAACCTATCCAGTCCTCAAGGGTTCTATTGAAATACATATTTCCAACACTACCGTCAGCCTTCTCTCCTACGTGCTCAAAGATGTATTGTTCGATAGCTTGGGCGTGAGCATGGATGACATCGACAGAGTTCGAAGGTATGCCTTTCGTTCTGACATTGTTGCTGCTTCCTGGAGGACGCAAGTGATCGGGCCTCCCCATAACGTATCCATCGTAACCTCTTGATTCAAAGTATCTTACGATGCCGTACTTATTGTTTTCAATTAACAGCGGGTACCCATAAAAGAACGAAGCCATAAGTACATCTTCATAGAAGATCTTAGCTAGGTCTGGACGTGAAGCATACTCCAAGACAAACATGTTTGACGGATGTGTATCAGCCATGCTGAACTTGTTGTACAGGTGCAAAGCCCCCTTAGAGCCACGGCCATCAACCGTGGCGTCAAGGTCGTAAGAGTCAACACCACCGCATCCCAAATGATCGAAGGGTGGGACCTTCTTGCCCCCCTCTTCCTTAACGACATTACGCATCTCTAGCGGAGGCATCCAAGACACACGGAACCTGCCGTTAGGGTCTGGAGTGAAGGCAACCTCTTTGTCCATCTCCTTCCACAAAAAGTTACCACGGATAACTGGATTGGGGTAGAGGTCTTCGTTGCTGTCTATCTGTTGATAGATCTTTCCGATGTTAAAGATGCTCCCCTCAACGCTATCCCTAAAGGCTTCCTCTTCGGTGAAAGGAAACTGGCGTACGACTTCGTTAAGCTCTGAAGCATCAGACTTAAGAGAGTCGCGTTCATTCTTTAAGTACGTCTTTGATCCTTGAATGATACTATCACCATCAATACCAGCCACAGAGTTATCAGGATCTTCCACGACTGGATTTCCGTACTTATCGAAGAATCCCTCCAAAGCGTGAAATGCTGGAATGAAAATCCTATATAGTCCACTTTTTGTTCTTCCGTTAGCGTTGCGTTCGTTAGGATTGCTATCCTCCCACAGGGCTTTGTACTCTTTACCGCCCTTGTCCATGGGGTTTACAGTAGAACCGACCAGAGCCTTTCCCACCACCTTGCGACCCACAATAAGACACGTACGCTCAATGCGCCACGCTTCTCTGATGTCAACTGGCTTCTCCCATTTTCCTGCTTCGTCCAAGTAGAGAACATGTAGCTTTTCTCCGTCATATGCGTTATTCGTGGTGTTCTTCCAGTTTATGACCGTATTAAGAGCATCGCCCTTCGTCGCAGTCTTATTCTTCTTCGTGATTCTCTTACTCGGCTCGCGAAAAGCCAGCTCCATGCGCGGATTGGTCGTTCCATCTTGAATAGGTTTAAAGAAGAAGGGGTACGATTTAAAGATCGGAACCACCTTCTTCATGAATATATTCTCCTGGGAGTCCTTACCCGTCTTAGACTGTATCCCTAGGAGCTTGTCTTTAACTTGCGTAGCTTCGTCCACAAGTACAGAGCTGCATATATTGGTGTAACCAGAACGGCGACACTTAGTATAAAGCTGGCCGAGACAACGGGGGTCAGCTTCACACGCAGCCAGGTGAAGAAAGATCTCTCTCTGAAACGCAAGATAGTAAGGATATCCGATATCGATTTTTGACCACTGGAGAAGCATGTAATGCCTTCCTGTAATGTACGTAGGGACACCATCGTTGTAAAACCAAACACCGTTACGCCTGCGTTCAAACTCTTTCTCGATATAACCAGAAAACTTCCTACGGAACTCGGAAGGTTTCTCGTACCACTCATCCATACTTCGTATCTTCTGCAACTCTTCGGGCATAGGAAGGCGCTGCCACAGCTGCATCGCCTTTGGCTTTTCATGGAAGAGTATCTCAGATCGCTTCGGTTTCTTTGGGAGGACAACAAGAAGCCCGTGGAGTTCAATGCTTTCACCCACTGTACCGTTAGGGTCGATCTTAACCCCCTTATCTTCATATCCATCTATGTCGATAAGTGCGGACATCAGTAGCTCTGACCAAGTTTATTCATACGCCCAAGGCTAGGTACACCAGACTTAGGATTCTTAAGAGTCATGTATTCTCCGCATGGACACTTGATGTCGTGGTACGCACCATTGTCGCCAAAGCGGATGCTAACTCCGCTCTTGCTCTCTTCGTGATCCATGCACCCGCAAATGTATTCTGCCATAGTTATCGTCCTTGTGAAGCGTAAGGCTTCTTGTAATTCTTAGAGTTCTTGTTCTTAGACTGCTGTGACTTTGCGTGTACACCTTTGCGGCGTACGCGCTTTGACTGATAGGTAGATGTTTGTGTTTTAGCCATGATGGTTAATTTGTAGACGGGGTGGGATTCCAACCCACATATGCCAATTTAGAAGATTGGTGCATTATGCTGTTATGCTACCCGTCCATATGGTTGGGGCGGTGGGACTTGAACCCACGACTTCCTGTGTATAAGACAGACGCTCTAACCAACTGAACTACGCCCCAGTTTGATTGCCCCGTATGCGTAGGGGGCCGCCTGACGAAACCAACTTAGTCTTCGTCGTTCCAAGACTCTTCCCAGAACATGTGATCTATTTTGTTTCTTTGATAGACTATCTCCTTCCAATCACTTGGAGAATCTTTCTGCGAATCCTCCTGAGTAGTCTTTGTCTTCTTCGATCTTTCCATTTTCATTTAATTCTTTTATCATTTGTTCTAACTTCTGGCGCTCTATAATTAGCTCCTTGCAATCCACAGCTGTTTGCTTTACGGCTTGCAGCTCAGCTTTGCGGGCTGAGCCTCCAGCCTCTGGGTCTACAGGCTTCTTTACTTCTTCAATCATATTGTTGATAGCCACCTCCATGCTTTGCATCAGGCGTGCCGAAGCATCAAGAGTCGTAAACTTAGCTTTCGTAGACATAAAGAAAATCTTGAGCTCTTGTTCTGTAGTATTCTTTCCCGTCGATTTTGATGCGGTAGTCCATGTTGCGTGGGATACCTACAACATCACCAACCTTGACGCCTAGCTCTTCAATCCACGGAGCCATAAAAGCAACACGGCCTTTAGTGACCTTGTCTTCTTTGAGCTTTACGAGCTCAATAGACTCAGACTCTTTCTCCTTTACTTCTTCTACTGGCTCTAGCAATCCCCATCCGCCAAGAAGCTGAAGACCGTCTTCACCCTTGTATGCGATGGCTTGGGATTCGGTGGCTGCCTCTGGATGGTAATGCACAAGGTAGTGATCGTCATCCCCAGTCAGGACCTGACCGCCGTTTACTACTACGAGGTGGTGAAAGTACAGAGTGTCTCCTGGCTTAGCCCCCGTCTTATGCTTTGCAGGGACAGCTACGATAGGTCCCTCCGTAACACGGTGTTGGAACTCGTTGTACTTCGTATCGACATAGAGCTCGACTCCATTGTCGAGCGTCATGGTGTCGTTGAGCCTTTTCTT